AGGAGAGTGTCTCTCAGTCTGTCTCGTAGCGGGCTGTCTCTCTCTGCTTCCAATGCTGCAACCGCCATCCACCTGTTGGCATCTTCTCCTAAATCCATAGCAATGTTTCCAGCAAGCATGGGGCTTAGGCGACCTGCCTTCTTGGCGTTCGTGAAGGTGCCAGGTGTGATGTTGTAGTCCCTGCTCCACGCAGATGCGCTCTTCTTTTCGAGCGCTTTTGTCAGTAGTTCCAGAGTGCTGGTCATCTAAAGGCTCCTGTCTGTCAAGCACTTTCCGATTTTGCACGAGTCGTGTAACCGTTGTTATACGAGTCGTGAAAACTGGTAACTTCACGACTCGTCGAATTACACGACTCGTCGAAGGAGCCTAGTAGCTCGGTCGCAGGCAGTGAACCACAGCCGGGCCTACCGCCAGAAGCAGAACAGGCGGCTCCTCATCACAACCCAGGAGCCGCCAGCATGCCTACACCTCGAACCCCGTTACGTCCTCCACCTGGTCAAACAAGCCTGGCCGCGCGCCTGGCGGCTCCCGACCAGGCCGACCAGGTGGAGGGCACCCATCAGCGTGGCTACTTCATGTTCGCGGTGTTGATGTTCCTTATGACTGCATGCGTGCTTGCTGTCGGGCTCATGGAATTTGACTGCGAGCTCGGTCTGCGTCACGGATTCGTCAATCGCAGCTGCTGCATGGTTGGCCGGTGCGACCAATGATCAGCCGCCCCTACACCCACGCGGAACATGCCGCGCGCTGCCGCCTCGCAGCGCAGGCCGGGCACACGCTTCGAGCTCAACACGTCCAGGTCATGCGCCGCGGCGTGCTGTACTGCGCGCAGATCTGCAACGCATGGACCACCCCTGACGGCCAGGACCTCTGGACCGTCGAAACCTCGTTCCCGGAGGCCGCGCGCTTCACAGTGCCTTGCCGTCAGGTGCGCCTGTGCGAGCCCTGCTCGTGCGCTGCGGAGGGCACCGGAGCGGAGGGGGCCCCGCTTGCGGGGGAGGGTCCGCGCCGGGGCCCGGAGGGCGTGACGTGCTTGTAACACGTCACTTTAGTCTCACCGATGAGACTTTTCCTGTTCTGGACGCTGCCGTACCGGGCAACGTTGTCGACCTGGCAGAGCGCCGGGCCGGGCGCGCGGAGTGGTACCCCGCGCCCATCACAAAAGCCCAGCTCGTCGGCTTCTGCGACTGGCTTTCGATCTACCAGCGGCACGCATGCGGTGGCTTGCCGCAGATATCGGACGGTGCGTTCATGCGCATCGACAGCGACGGCCAGGTCGAATCGATCACGCTAAAGAAATCGCGTATCGAAGGCTCATTCGAAACTGCTGTGTTCGTGCGCTGCGACGGCGAAACCGTCTGGTTTGAGGGCAACGTTTCGAAGTGGGGCAGGACCGACAACGTGTTCGGTTACTCGTTCATGCAGTGCCTGCAGATCATCAACCGCCTGTTGCTCTCGCTGGGCCTGCCTCCGTTCACCGAAGGTGAAAAGTTCATCACGAACTTCAAGGGCGAGCCTCGCACATGCTGGACCGGCGCCATCGTCACCCGCGTCGATGTGACCCAGAACTGGAGCGTGGGCGGCAAGGAAAACGCCTACCACTTCATGCGCTACCTGCAGAGCCAACAGGCGAGCCGTCTGAAGACCGGCACCTACGGCGACGGCGAGACCGTTGACTTCGGTCGGGGCTCCCGCCGTGTCTATTTCAAGGCCTATCTCAAGGGTCCGGAACTGCGCCGCCATGCGGGCCGCGTCGCTGATTCCTCCACGTTCGAAAAGGCCCCCGTCGATCCATATGTCCTGCAGCTTGCCGACTGGTGCGATGCCGTTGGCTTGGTGCGTGTGGAGATGACTTTCAAGGCAACCAAGCTGCACGACATGGGCTGCCACTTCCTCGGGGGATTCGACATGAAGCAAATCGAGATGGAGTTCGAGCAGCGCTGCGAAGTGCTCACGCGCGCCTGCGCTGACGTGGACGAGTTGTCCGAGCTGCCCAAGGCTTTGTTGTCCACCTATCGCATGTGGCAGGCCGGCGACGACCTGACCACCAAGCTGAGCCGCGCCACCTTCTACAGGCATCGGCGCGAGCTCCTTCCGTACGGGGTCGATATCGCCATCAAAAGCAACGTCGTCCCTTTGAAAACGAGGACCCGGGTAATCAAGCTCGGCCCGGTGTCCATGCCTGACTGGTACGAGCTACCGCCACCCGAAAGGAATCGAAATGGCACTCATGGTTGAAGTTGTGGGAATGAAAGCCTTCAAGGGCTTTGTGAACGGAGAGGGCATCAACAGCGGCACCGTGTACGCACGCGTGAAGCTGGACGACCGCTACAACAAGCCGGGCGAGAACTTCAAGGGCGGCTATGCCGTCGAGGACTGGAAGATGCCCGACGCGGATGCTGTGTTTCGCATGCAGCACATCCCACTGCCCTTCGTTGCCGAGCTCGAAGTCGAGCGCGTCAGCAACGGCAAAGAGTCCCGTGAAGTCGTCATCGGTGTGCGGCCCGTGGAGACCCTCGCGCAGGCCCCTGCACGCCCTGCTGCAGCGGATGCTGTGGCACCGGCTGTGGCTCGCTCCGACACCCCCGCACAGGCCCGTCAGCAGGCTCCAGCAATGAAGGCTGCAGCGTAGCCATGGACGCTCTCACTCATGACCAGTTTCAACAGCTCATCGCGGGCCTGTTTTTTATCGCGGTCGCGGGGGGCATCTGCGGTGCTGTGGTGCTCAGCGCATTCGTGCATGTCGCTTTTCGCTGCGTCCTCTTGATTGGTCGCTATTTCGACCGCCGTGACCGCATCGCGGCCGCTCGCCAGCGTGCCGATTTTTCTTCAGGAGTAGAGCCATGAGTACCTATGTCTGCTATGGCTGCGGATCGTTTTTCGACACCGAGCAGGAGGAGGGCTCCGACGAAGTTGCTTGTACAGAGTGCGGCTCCATCGATACGGACTCCCAGCATGACTACGAAGACTTCGTGGGTAGCTGATGTCTGGCTACTTCGTCTGTCTCCAGCCTGAAATCCCCTGCCAGGCCGTGCACCAGGTCGCGGTAACCGAGGTCACTTTGCAGGACCTCGCCGCGCTGGGCATCACGCCCGGCAGTGTGTCTGCAGCCGTGGGTCTCGGCTTCGGTCTTGTCTTCGCACTCGCAATGCTCGGCTTCGGCCTCGGCGTCGCCTTGCGCATGGTTCGCAGGTTCTGAGATTGCAGGCCAGAGCCCTGCGGCTCTGGGGTGCAAGTTCGCACCTTTTCAACCAACCTTTCAAGGAAAAATCATGTTCCAACAAACACGAGCAATTGCTCGCAAATTCGGCGCCAAGGCTGTTGCTGCAACTGGCATGGCCATGGCCGTCACTGCCTCGCATGCCGCTGGTATGGATGACCTGTTCGATGCTGTGGACGTCTCCAGCGTTGCGACGAAGGTCACTGCTCTGGCTGTCGTCATCGTCGGCATCGCCCTGGTCATGAAGGGCCCCTCGGTCGTCAAGCGCATCATCGCCAAAATCTAACAGGCGTTAGTCATGTTGGTCGTCGCCCTGGTCGTCGCTGTTCATGCCGCTTTTGCGCTGATCGGCGCGATCGGGGCGATTTGTTTTTTCATGCTTGCGAGAATCTGATGCGAAAACTAATTCGTGCCATTATTGGATTAATAGCAATATTGGTTTTCAATTCATCTTTTGCAGCAATCCCAAAAGATACAGTTTATTTTACGTCGCACCCATTTTCCGGCCCTGAAATTTCTGGGAGCTCGGCAACTGATGTGTGTAATACATGGATGTCTATATTTACGTGGCCACCGCATTGGGTCCGGGACCCCGTATCTATCGATAGCGCTAGTTCTCAATGCTTGTGGAAATACACTAGGCCAGACGGGTCGCGTGATCAATATACGCAGTATTTCGGAAAGCGTCTGCAATGCACTGCAATGCACTGCGAACTCTGCAGCTCAGGGTAACGAATGCGTCTGTAAGTCCGGATTTATGGAGTCTGGTAATCGTTGTATTCCTGAGGCGCCGAAGGGTTGCCCTGCAGGACAGCATGAGGAGGGCGGCGCTTGTGTCCCTGATCAATGCAAGCCAGGGGAAAAGCGCGTAAATGGTCAGTGCGTTCCTGATAACAAATGCGAGGCGGGAAATAAAACAAACATGCTTATTCAAATCGGCTGGGCACGTTATCACGCTGGTACGAGTGGGCAATATCAGTTAGATGGTGGTGGATCAGCTACGCCTACGGGGCCTATCAAGCCGCCTCCTGGCAACTATTGCGACGGTAGTTGTAGTTACTCTGGTGGTGACTGGCAGGGTTATGTTGATAATGATACGGTTAGTTCTCAAGGATTTAACGCCATCCTTGCAGACATCGAATACACATCAACCGGCTCTGAGTGCTCAACAAAAAGCGATACCTCTCCACCTGCATCCCCACAATGTCAAGGCGCAGTGGGGCAGGTAAATGGACATACAACCTGTATTCCTGGTGGCGATAATAACGGCGGCAATAACGGTGGAGATAACGGCGGTAATAACGGCGGAAATACTGGTGGTGGCACAGGTGGCGGCACTGGCGGGGGGACAGGAGGTGGCACAGGAGGTGGCACTGGCGGGGGCACAGGGGGCGGCACAGGTGGTGGCACAGGAGGTGGGGATGGCGGAGGCACTGGCGGCGGCAACGGGGGCGGCACGGGCGGGGGTACCGGTGGGGGAACTGGCGGGGGCACAGGGGGCGGCACAGGCGGCGGGAATGGAGACGGTGAGGGAGAGTGCAAAGGCTCTGATTGCGATGACAATAACGGCCCCTCTCTACCGGGCAAACCTGGGTTTGGCAAATATGGCGCGCCAGAGCAGCCAAAACTATATGAGCGCAAATACAAAGATGGTCCATCTGGCGTGTGGAAATCTAAGATGGATGAAATCAAGTCATCTCGTATTTCTGGACTCGTCGGCGACTTGATGCCCAAAGTATCGGACGGTGGTACACCTCCGGTCTGGACGATGGATTTTGACTTCGGGCAGGGTTGGAATTTCGGAGTTCACGATATATCTCCTCCCGCTTGGCTTTGGGGAGTACTTAGAGCAATCACCATACTTTCTGCCTTACTGCTTGCTCGTCGCTTGATATTCGGGGGGTGATATGCTCAATTGGCTCAAAACCACTATTGCTAATTTTGTCGAATGGCTGAAATCCACATGGACGGATTTTGTCGACTGGATCACAGAAACAATTACCACGTTGGTAAAGTTTTTCTCCGATCTTGTCGTTAATATTTTTAAAGCGACTTGGGATGTGCTCACAGACCTTATATCTTGGGCGATAGAACAATTGCTCGGTCTTGTGGTATCCGCTGTTAATGCTCTTGATTTGGGTGGGCTGCAAGGGTTTGCGTCTGGCTCGGGATTGCCCGAAGAAATCCTCAATGTCATGGCCCTGTGTGGTGTGGGATCTGCGGTGGCCATCATCACTACGGCTATCGGCATCCGCATCGCACTCCAGCTCATTCCGTTCACAAGGCTCGGTTCATGATCAATGCACTTGAGGGTATCCCTGGCTCTGGCAAAAGTTATGAGGCCGTGGCCTATCACGTCCTTCCCGCACTTCGTTCCGGTCGCAAGGTCATCACGAACCTGCCGCTCAACATCGATTCCTTTGCGGCCATAGACCCTGCCTGGCGCGATCTGATCGAGGTTCGGACCAGGCCGGCGCCGCGGATCGGCGACTGGAACGCCGCCAACATTGCTGAGCATGAGGCATTCAGGCTGTGGACCGACCGCGAGCCCGAGCCCCAGCCCGAAAACATCTTCACGTTTGGGAGCGTCTGGGACTACTACAGCACATGGCGCGGCGATAAGGATCAAGGCCCGCTGTACGTCATCGACGAATGCCACGTCGCACTCCCAAAGATCGGCACGCCTGACGCTGTTGTGCAGTGGTTTAAGCTGCACCGGCACTACAACGCCGAAGTGCTGTTGATGACGCAATCGTTCCGCGACATCAACCAGCCGATTGCCCAGCTCGTCGCGACAATGATCAAGTGCCGCAAGGCCGACATCCTGGGCAATGCAGATGAGTACATCCGCAAGGTGCATGCGGGCTATCGTGGCGCAGTCATCCAGACAGACCGGCGCAAGTACGAATCCAAGTACTTCGGGCTCTACAAGAGCAACACCCAAAGCAGCGGCAGCGCTGAATCGAAAGCTCAGGACGTCTCGCCCATGATCGTGAAGTTCAAGCGCTTCACGCGGCTATTTTGGGTCTTTGCCATCGCTTACATGGTCTACGCGTTTTGGCCCCAGGACGACACAAGCGTATGGGGTCACAAGACCGCGCCTGCAGCCAAAAGATCCACTGCGGCCGTACCCGTGCAGGTCCATCATGCCCCGACCGCGCCACAGGCCCAGCAAGGCCCCGCCCAGGGCGCACAGCAGCCTGCAGGCACGGCGGCAACCTCAACTGCACCCGAGGTCAAAGACCCTCTGTTTGGCAAGCTGCTGCACATGACTGGCGACCTCAGTAAGCAGGGCAGGGACCAGATCACATTTGTTGTCAGTAGTGAGGGGCGCCGCGTGTTCGACCTGACAAGCGACGACCTGGTGCAAGCTGGCTACAAGGTCCACCGGCTGGCGAACTGCATGGCGACGGTCACATATCAAAGCGTGGTACGGCCAGTCACTTGCGATGCTCCGTACACGGCCAGTGGGAGGGGGGATAAGCCGGTGGTCATTGACACATCGACCGGCGTTCGCAGCGATCGGCCGACACAAACGCTAGCGGCGCCGCTCCAGCAGGCCCCCCAGCTCGTCGCGCAGCAGGCGACTCAGCATGAGGGCTACAGCGCTGCACTCGCGCGCCGCAATGCTCAGGTGAGATCTGTGTTGACAGATTGATTCTGTTACAACCCTGTCTATGCAACTCAAAGCAGCGACAGTATTTCTATTTTTCCTTCTGATTAGCTCGGCTAATGCTCAGGTGTATCGATGTGGCAATACATATAGCAACCAACCGTGTAAAGGCGCGAAGGAGGTCGATACATCGCCCGCCTTGGCAGATCCCAGAGGTGCACAAACCAAAGAGATATTTTTGTGTCGTGCTGCACCGGGACGGCTGTATTGGAATCATGAACATTGCTCTGCTCGAGGGTGGACTGTCGAACGGATCGCAAGGGTTCCTCTGGCTGCTTCGTGGGATGATCAGGTCGAGATGGCTCGTAGCCAAAAACGCAATGCGGAATCGCTGGCCAGCGCGCCCTACTCATCCGGTTCTTCGAGTTCAGAAGCACCGTCGAATAGATCAGCCTGCCAGCAGCTCGATGAGCGCATCAAGTGGCTGGATGGCTTGGCGCGAGTTGACAGCAGACCCTGGATTACCGAAGAGCGCCGTCTTTCGAGAGACAAGCAATTCAGGCTACGCTGCTGAGGGGTATGGGGCATCGCCCCATGTCAACACTTGCCGCGCAACATGCCCGGCTCCATCGTCCACCAGGTCGAAACCGCGCCTGGCCCGCGCTTCCAGATTTCGACCAGGTCGAACACATCGCCCAGCCGCAGCCCTCGCAAGCCGAGGCGTTTCGCGCGTTGGCAAAACCCTCGCAAACTGACCAAGCCTGCTGCGTGCCCTGAGAAACGGTATTGCTGCAGGCATTCTCATTTTCACAAAATACGCTAGGAGAACGTATGCGTTATGGGTATGCGCGAGTCAGCACCCTGGATCAAGACACATCAATGCAGGCGAGTGCACTTGTCGCGGCACGGTGTCATGAGGTTATTCAGGAAAAACGATCAGCGGTGAAGCACAGGCCCGAACTCGAAGCTCTATTGCTGCGTCTTCGTCGTGGTGATGAACTCGTTGTTTACAAGCTGGATCGGCTCGCTCGTAGTCTGCGCGATTTGATCCGCATCATTGAGCATGTTCAGGGAGTAGGAGCCAGGCTTCGCAGCCTCACAGAGCCCGTCGACGTGAAGACTTCAATGGGGCGGATGATGCTGCAGGTCCTTGGCGCTGTTGCAGAGTTTGAGCGGAGCTTGATTCGAGAGCGGTGCATGGCCGGGCAGCTTGAGGCAATCAAGAAGGGCAAGACCCTTGGCCGGCCGCCGAGCATTCCTTTGCAGGATGCAAACGAGATCATCCAGCTTGCTGATTCCGGTATTCCACAGCGGGCTATTGCAGAGGCCTATGGCGTCAGCCCGTCCAGTGTCTTCCGCTTGCACGCAGAGGCGACGGGCCGCAAACCTCGCAGATATGGCCAACTCAGACAGTTGGTCTATAACAACTTAAAACCCACTCTCTGAGTGGGTTTTTGAGTGCTTTTAATGGCTTTAGCTATCAATTTTGATTGCTTCAAAAGCCATTGATTGCGGAGC